TACCGAATCGTTTAGCAAGAATATCATTCCGCTTAGCCGGCACAGTCTCTGCAGTACGGACATCGTCTTCATAAGATTTGTGACTGGTGGTGACACCAATATTAGGGTTGGCTTTAGTCCATAAGAAAGGTGTTGAAATCTCTTTGATGTCATCCAGTCGGTAGTACCAGATACTAATGTGGGGGTTATAGGTTGTCCCATTTAGTATGTCTAGTAACTCCATTTTGATTGTATCGCCTACCCCATTACGTGAGGTACCCTCTGATGACGTTGCTACAATCGCCCAGTCGTTGTTCTTAGATGCACCTTGCTCAATGGCACCGATTACGTCCTCTTTAGTCTTACCGGATAACCACTCATCCACAGAATTGTATTTCGACCGCATACCTTGTAACTTATCTATAGACATCGTCCGAACCTCTATAATTGAGTTGGTTACAAAGTTTTGGATACCTTTCTTGGTTGAGGCTAACTTAACCTTGTAGTAAGGGTCGTTAGTCATTACGTTACCTTGTGTAAGGAATTTAAAGAGTGGGCCACGAGCTCTGGTTAGAGCGGTCCGTATAGGTTGCATAGTTTCTTCTGCTTGAATCATCGTCGGCGCAGTTACTACTTGGTGAGTAGTCTGCGTGTCCATGATTAACCAATAAGCTTGTAACATTGAAGAATATAGGGATTTAGCAGCACCCCGTCCGACAATAAGGTATTGTTTGTTGCGTAGTCGCCGCTTGACCACAGCACGTTCCATACGTCGTGTTTCTGGATTGTAGACATTTTCCTCAGCGTAGTAGAACCATGCCAGGAGGTCTTCGGCCCAGAGACGGAATGATGGTAATAAGGTGATGTCAGACCCGTCCGTTAGAGTCATCTCATTTTCGCAGAAAGCGATAAAACCGTTAATAGCTGAGTCATCATAGTAGAACTCCGGTGAGGCTATTAAATCGTCGACCAAATTCATATATTGAGATATCTCTTGACAGACCGGTATTTCACCAGCCAATACAGCATCCCTAAACTTTCCGTATTCAATTGGAGTTGCTGTGTTAGATAAAGCCATTATTTATCCTTCTTTTTCTCCTTCGTATCTTCTTTAGGTTTTTCTTCCTTCGGCTTATCGCCATCGAAGTCTTTAGCCGACTCTTTCGATACATCTTTGTTTTTATCCTTATTAGGTGTTTCAACCTTTAGATAATCCCTTAACGTCTTAAGAGCTGGGTTCGCATATCTCTCGTATCCGATATCTGCGACACTCGATAAGAACTTCTTAGATGTTGACTTCACTAATCCAGGGATAACATCATCTAATATAGGTTTGATGAATCTAGATTTGTGTGGTCTCTGACCTAAAGCAGTAAGGAGTTGGATACGTTCATCTTCAGCAGTTTTCTTCCTAGTTACTTGCTTATCAGTTAATAATTTAACTACATTCTTCTGGTACTGTTTAAGCTTCTTACCGCTTAAACCATTCGGATGTAGTGAGATATCATCAGGAACCGATGAAAGTTTGCCCTTTAATACCTGTTTGATTAACTCATCCTGAGCATGACGACTAGCTTTTAAAGCTTTACGTTTAGCTAGGTGGGCTCTGATACGGCGATTGAGCGATTTACTAATCTTAATTCCTCCGCGCTTAAGACCTCTACCGGTAGCTTTAGCGCCTCTTAAGGCTAGTTTCACTGATGCTCGGGTAGCACGGCTAATCCGGCTTCGGATTACACCCCACTTCATACCCTTCACACCATGGTGCTCAATCACGCTTTTCTTCCCTAGAATCTCACGAATACGCTTCTTCACTTCTGGTGAGAGTTTCTTCATGACATGTTCGGGAATATTTTTCAGCCTCTCTTCAGGAGGTCTTTGAACGGGTAGCAGTTTAGGTTTCTTACCCTTTAACCACCGCATACCCTTAACACCTTTGTGTTCCAAGATATAGTTTGGCATACTACCCCTCCCCTCTACGTGCAGTAGAAATACGGAACAACATTTCATCCCGTGACTCTACTAAAGACTTCCTAATTGTGTCGGAGGCTGGTGGGTCGAATAACAATCTAACCGATAGTAGAATCCACTGTTTGACCCAAGGCAAGTATTCCTTAGGAGTGGTTCCTAAACAAGTATCGATGTCTTCGTTATAGTCGACCATTTTGAAATCAGCGAGTGTAACTAGACACGTACTGATTAGAGGGACTAGTTCGTTGTCAAAGACTGATGTTTCAGTAATACCAAGAAAACCTTTAGCCTCTTCTAAAAACGTCATCCACTCACCTCCATAGTATATGGTCATTTGGCTGACGCTCCTCATATATCAGGTCATCTCTCAGACCATAATGTATGATGTTGTGCGTCTCAATTGAAGTTGTAACTAAGTTCTCCGGGTCGATACACTTGTAGCTACCTGAGATAATATCGTCTATGGTTATAGGTTCGATATGATGTACGATAACTTTAGTGTGGATATCTCTCCCGCCGAAACCTAAGTCATTACCGAGGTCTCTTGCGATGATAGACTTCCTAGTTCGCTTCCAGAGGTCTGATTTATAGAACTCTTGACTTCGCTTACTCCGTGGAGATTGATAATCGTAATCGATTGACAAATACTCAACGCGCTCTTTGAACGTTTTGAGTTTCATCATTTCTGAGTATGACTTATTCTTTCCCTGAGTATTTCCCAATTGAGGCCATAATCTCCTCTTGGTTTGCTTTCATGGAACTCTTCTCACGGATTTCGCTAGTCTTTTGTTCTAATAGAGCGGTTTCTTTACGAACCTTCTCAATCTGCAACTGGGTTTGGGCCGTACCCTGTTTAAGGAAGTGTGTTAATACGGTTGGTGAGGCCGTACCCTCTTCCAGTTGCTTTGCAGCTTGTTCATAAGCCAAGTTGATTAAGTAATCATTACGAGCTTCTTCGTCTTTGAAACGTTGCTTAACCAACTTACTCGCCTGCTTTCATCTTGTGAACGCTAGCTTCAATGAAGTCCGCTGCCGTACGTTCGGAAATATCGATATTAAGTACGCGTTTAGCATAGTATGTTAGCTTCTGAATGGCTAACTCACGTTTCTTGTCGCCGGGGTTCCCACCGAATTGTTGTTCGATAGCCGTGACGATTGTGAATGCTTGTTTGATTAATTGGTTCTGACGTAATGCCGGAACAGTCTTGAGATACCCAAGTACAAACACGATTAATGTAAATACTGATGGTACATATTGGATTAAAGATAAAAGTTGTTCAGTTGTCATAGGTTTTTCTTCCTTTCCTTCTTACGTTGTTCTGTAATATAGGCGTCGATCACTCTCGACATATAACTATTACCGCCTTCGTCTTCGTACTTACCGTATACGGTTAGAATCTCAGACTCTGTCATCTTTCCGGTGTAGATACCTAAGATGATTTCTAGACGGTAATCATTTAGTTTAGCCTCATGTTGGTCTTTCTTTTGCTGTTCAGCAAGTTTGTCGACCTTATCAATGATGTCATCAATCTTCTTATCGATTTCTTTTATGTGCTCATCCTGTTGTTGATTAGCAATAGCCGTTAACTTATCGAATATTCGCTTTACAACATTACCCAGGAGAATAAGAAGCGCCAAGTTACCTGGTGTAAAAATCATCACGAAGAAATCAACGAATGGTTGTGCTATTGTTGGTATGTGTTCTGACGAAAGAATCATTACCTTACATACTTTGTGGATAGTTACTAATGACTTACCCATAGTTCCACCTCACTACAATTGTAGAATTAGGCCCTTAAATATCACACCGGAGCTTTTTTAGCCAGGGCGGCGATGCAATAGGGGGTGGTAGATTAACGACCCCTCCCCCCGGGGGTCAAAGTTTGGTTGTTCCGGTCAACGAGTCGTCACCTACTTGCTAGAAGTAAGGAGTTCGTCGAGACCTAGGACTTTCCAATCTCGCAATCCAACAACAATAATTTCTTTTAGTGCTGTTAGATAGGTGAGTGTGGACATCAGTTCATCGTCGTCAGTCTCTCGACCTTCGTGCATGGACACGATACGAGCTAGGTAGTTGTTAGTATCGTACTGGTGTTCGTGGTCAAAGTTTAACCATTGTTCCCAGTTCTCTCTAGGGTCTACAGGATTGTCAGCTGTAGATAAAACGAGGTCAATGTCCTCAGGCATGAGACTACCATCACGGACACGGGCTTCAACTTGTTCAAGTTTAACTAATGTATCATCCATTTTTTCAAGCATGGTCTCTGTTCCTCCTTCCTATTTACTCGTGGTCCTTGATGGCTCTTCTAATGGTAGCAGTCGATACGCCTAATGCTTCGGCTACTTCAGCGAATGTAAAGTCGTTGTCAAGCATAGCTTTTGCTCTAGATATTCTAGAGTCGGTCATCTTACCACCTTTGTCAGGCGTTGCTAGTCTTCTGACTTCATCCATGTCAGCACGACTGTAGATATTTCTTAGTCGGTCTTTACTAATAGCGTTAGCTTGGATAGCTTCCCACTCTCTATCGTTGATATGAATAGTTTTATCCTTTCGAAGTTCAGGGTCAGTTGGTCCAGTCATAGACCGTGCACCAGATAACACCTGTTGACGTAGGCGTTTTATTTCTCCGCTATCCATACCCTTCTGAACTTTCTTAAAGAATTGGTCGCTTGCCATTATTTGTGCCTGTCTTTCACGAGGCTTGAATAATTCCGACTTTCTAAGTTTCTCATTTAATGAGTCGACCTCGGCTGCGTACTTACGCTTAGCCTCTCTGTCAACAGTAGGGATATTGATTTCGGATATCTCCTTATCTACCTTTTTCTTAAGTGCCTTCAACTCATTTACATAATCAGCATATACCTTTTCTTTTTCTGTACCAGATGATAGGATATGTGCGTCATCGATTTGCGAAATGATGGAACGTTTTTCTTTAGTCTTCTTACCGTATGGTGTAATGAATTCATACTCGTCGTCTTTCTTAGACTTAGAGATAAGTGTTGAACCACCAATTACGTACTTACCTTTGATAGGGTTCCAGTGTCGTTGATACTTATTACGCAACTCCTTGATACCATACTCTTCGGCAGACTTCTTCCAGTCTAAGTTATGTTTGTATGCATCGATAACCACCATCGAATGTTTGATAGCTCTAGCAATCTCAGACATAGGCGCATCTTTAAGAGTCATGTCAGTAATAAGGTTAGATACTTCACCCATCTTAGTTTGAGTGTATCTCTTAGAGATAGTCTTGTGGTCTACTTGGAACTGTTTAGGGTCAAACCCTTGTAGTTCTTTAAGTGGGTTAGAACGCTTAATCTTACCTTTGTTGTTAGGCGTGATGTAAACTGTATCTCCATCAAAGTCAGCACCGGATAGGATAGGAGCTACTGATGGATGTACACCAACCGCATCAGGTGCGTTACCTAACGTGGACTTAGCCTTCTTAAACTTATTATTAACAGTTAACTCGGCAATCTCAAACGTACCACCATGTGGATAACGTACAAGAACTACACGGTCACCTTGCTTATAGTTAGGAGCATAGATTTCATTAGGTTTCATTTCAGGGAAAGGAATAAGGACGTGTCCTTTTGTTCCTGGGAAACCAGCTGCTTTAAGGTGAGCCATCTTAGTATCTAGACTCTGCGAGAACTCAGTCATAAGTTTATGTTTAGCTGACGGGTTATCAATAGTTGTCAGTTCATCATACTCTTTGAAGACCTTTTTCTTAGTAAGACCTAGTTGTTCCTTGATGAGAGATAGCGGTTGCTTAGATAACATCTGCGATGACACAGTTGACTTCCACTTATCCCAGTCACCTTCTTCATTAACAATGTTAACAGTCTTAGTTTTGTTTTGACGCTTAATGGTTGCGCCAAACGGGTTGACTGGGTTATCTAGCTTCATTTCTTTGAAGACGGCTTCTTTAGGTGTTCCACTCTTCTTGTTTGTGTTGAAGATGATATCTTTACCAGGTGGCATGTTGTCCGAGTAGACAGCCATACCTTTTAGGTAGTGGGTACCATCGACAGCAATACGTACTTGAGCATATCGGGCAGCACCTAGGTCTAAGTCTTTCACTCCGCGTCGAAGTTCAATAAGACCATCCTTAGCTTCCCCACCTTTATCTCCGTAGTTGATATGTATACGCTTAGAGTCTATAGACTTAGGCGTATCAATGTTTTGGTAACGAGTACCGCCGTCATTAGTCCATGACTCCATGGTAGCAATCTTGCTAGCATTTTTACGAGTATCGGTAGCATCTGGGTTCTTAGTTAAGGTCTTAATTGTAGTGGCTTTAGATGCATCATCGAGACGTCTAATCCAAATATTATGGACATGATACCCATGTTCTTCTGTAAGAATACGGATAGCCGTGTCCAGCTTATGTCTAGATATACCCATCTGATGCTCCATACCTGCTCCAACATCTAAATAACCTGTCTTCTCAGCGTTCTTCATGAGAACATCTACAGTGTTATTCATCTGCTTCTTCATAGTCTTAAGACCTTCGTTCGTATATTTACGAATAGTACTTTCAGATACTCCTAACCAATGAGCCATGTCACTGACAGAAATCGGGTCAGGCTGACTGAGTTCGTATTTGATAGACTCATCTAAATATTCCTGCTTACGATACTTAGCTCTTGATGTCTCAGCACGCAAAGCACGAATAGATAAGTCCATTTTCTTAGCAATCTCTTTCTCACTTAACCCTTGTTTCTTATAACTACTAACTTTGTTCAAGAACCATAACTCATGTTGATATGGATTTTCACCGCTGCCCCATTTGTATCGGCCAGAACGTCGCTTAGTACCATAATGTTCAAGTACACTACTCATTAGCATCCTCCTTTCCAAAAAAAGAAAAAGAGAAAGGTGTATGTCTAAAAAACTTCTAAAAAAGACATATTTCCCCTTCTCCTCTACTATAGGACGTGAAAAAAAAAACGGACTACTTGTAATAGTCCGAAATTACTTCAGTCAGAGCATGGTCAAGCTCAGATATCTTATGCATAATCTCTGAGATATCGTAAGGGTCTGGTGTGAATACTTCATAACCGTTTCCCTGGTAGATACGACATTCAAACTGCATATTGAATGGGTCATGCTTATACTCTAAACAGAATAAGGCACAGTATATAAATAACTGTTCGAACGTTACCTTGTGTGTTCCAGTCTTTAAGTCATGCACTCTTAACAGTTTATCATGCTCATAGTATTGAATGGCATCAGCTGTACCGAAACAGTTGTCGCTGTAATATAACAATACTTCGCTTTCCATGTCAAAGCCGATTGCATCGTT